ACAAAAGACCAGTCGGTGACATACTCCAAGATGCGTGCAGTCTCCGTCTCATCCCAATCAACGTTGATCTCAACTTGTGGATTCTTTTCATTCCCTACATTGCGCATGCGGGTGAACCCTGCATACCGGAAGCGCCGTTTCTCACGCACCGTAAGGCGCGTCTTGACCTCGATCCACTCATCATCCTCGAGCTCGATTGGAAGCTTGACTCTGTCCGCCTTGACTACATAGCTCTTCTTCATAAAACCCCCTAACCGGTTGCGGTGGCCGCGGTGCTGTAGGTCGGGATGGTTGTGTGAGGCTTGAGCGTCACGTCAGCGAATAGCGCGCTTCCCAACGCATAGGAAGGACTCATCGATTTCACCAAGGCGGTAAAGTTGAGAATATCCCACCCGGTGCATGTCGCGGCCGGCGAGCCAAGCTTGAAGTTCCTGTTAGCGCCGGCGTGGAGATCGCCGCGAAGCCCGGCCGTGCTATGCGTCGCTTGCCTTGGGTTGTGGTTGACTTGTAACGTGAACTCATTGGAGCGGAGGACTGTCCCCACAACCTCCTCCAGAGCGCTAAGCTGATGAGTGGTGTCCTCGGTATCGATCGCCTCGAGGCCGCCAGACATGTCGCGCACCTCGTAGACGGAGGTGAAAGACTCCGTCGCGCCGCCATCGCCAATCTTCAAGAATGTTCCCTTCGCTGCTCTTCCCATAGTTTCCTCTCCTCTTTATCTGTTTTTAAGAGCCGCAACCGTCACACCGGTTGCTCCAGGGCTGTATGTGACCTGAACGCGCTTGTTGGCGGTGTTGTAGATATCGGTCGGAAAGGGGCCGATCATCCAGTCCTCGCTAGTTGGTACGGCGACGACCCTGTCATCGACAGCCTGCCCATCTACCGTCTTCTGGGTAATGAAGGTCACATCGATAGTACCGCTTGCGGCGTTCTTGACTTGAAAGAACGTGTATGTCCCCTCGTTGCTGAACTCGTCACCCGTTGCGCCGGCATTTTCGTAGGTGACCTTGAGCCCCGCCCTGATGATTGTTTTTACTTCTATATTTCCCATGAACTGAACCTCCTCTTTACTTAACGCCCGCTTTTCTTGCGGCAGCCATAACCTCCGCAGAGACGCTGATGGTCGGGAATCCGCAGACACAGATGAAGTTCGGGCGTCCCTTCCACCGCCCCACGCGGATAGGTGTCCCGCTACAGGCGTCGTTACGCCTGTCCCTCAGACAGCCGCCGTTGGACTCGAAGGACTCCGGCCAGTTTGGTTCCGGCTCCTTCTGCTCCTCCGATCTTTTCTGAAGCTCGATGGTTTTTTTCCGCGCTCTTTCCTTAGGGGTAAGCTCGGGCTTCGGCGGTTTTGGCCGCTTGACGGCCGGTTTTATCAGAGGCTCGCGCCGCGAGCCAATTCCCGAATCTTTGTCAGCCATATCTGTGTCTCCTTGAACGCGCCGACGTGGACGAAATAATCACCCTGCGTTTCATCCAATTGTTTTTTCTTTCGCTTTAGCTCGGCGTCGAGATCCTCCAATCGTTCCGCAATGTTGGTCTCGAATTGCTGAAGGGCCGGCTTTTCCTGGTATCCGTACATCCACTCGGTCTTGAGAAGCGCGGATCGGGGTGGTATGGGCACATTGATCCCTGAACCGCGCGCAAGCCCAATGAGATACTCGCAGTTTGGCCTTTGGTGTCCCCACTCTGTATCCTTGACCATGTCCACACCATAGATGGCGATCTCTTCAGGCATCTCGGACATTGCCAGCGCGATAGCGTATGATACGGTGCTGGAAAAGTACTTATCTTCGGGTGAATTCTTACCGGCCAAAAATCTCTGCACATTCTCAATTGGATATCGCACGCTCGATGGATATTGCGGATAGCTCCTCAGCATGTAAACAGGGATCTGCGCATTGCTCAGCCACTCCGGATACTCGGGCCACCTTTCGCGATGCCGCTCGATGAATTCCGGCGTATGCATCTCAAACCACCTTGACCATGGGGCGTCGACATGCTTCCACAGGTTGTTCATGCCCCAGAATTCATAGCTCGGATCGTCAAATGGAGCGTCGCTTCGGGTGCTCTCCGAAAATCCGACGATGCAAATTTTCTTACTACTCATAACCTCCCATGCTCCGTCGTCTCCACTGCTCCCGCTGGGCGACGCGCTGCTCGAGAAACCGCGTAACCGCCTCCCGTTTCATCTGCTCCTCCGTAAACCCCAATAGTTTTTCAAGTGCATCGAGGCGGTGCTCCAGATCCTCGATGCGCCGCAACAGTTCCTTTTCCATCAGGGCGCATCCTCCCGGTACTCAAACTCGATCTCGAAGCGAAACTCGTGGGCCGCCCACCCGATCAGCTCATCGATCTCCGGCGCGATCACGGGGGTATCGTCGGTCAGAACCGTTTGCCGGGCGTGCTGGCCGCGGGTGTGCGTGGTCAAGAGCGCCTTGGCCGCGTCGCCGAAAAGCCTGCTTCTCATCGTGGATTCTTGTTCCCCGGTCCTCAGAACCGGATCCGGCTGATCCGTTTGATACCGTCTCGCCGCGATAACGAAGACCTCCATCGTGGCGACCCAGAGCCCGTCTTGTGTGTCGAGAACGTGTCTCGTGGTACCGACCTCGATGAAATACATGGTGTGCAGGCTGGAGTCGAGCCAGAGAAAGAACGGTCCGAGGCCGCCCAGGCGGGTGACCGTGTCTGGAGTGTAGTTGTAGTCGGCGCCGGCGGTTATGGCGGCAAGCGTGGTGCGGACGTTCTCCAGCACATGCTCACGAACTGTGGTTGCCGGGCCGGTCATATCAATGTCCTTGAGCAACCGACGTGCCAGCACCTCGATCGCGATTGCGATTTGCTTTTCTATCTGAGGCACATTCTTCCTCAGCGATGGCATCAGGTAGGGTCTCGCCGGGATTCTAGAGCCGGGGTGCTTGACATATCTCGCAAATCTGTGCGCGCCCGTCTTGTCGATCCAATGAAGACATTTTGCGCGCTTTGGCCGGATGATATGAGGCCCGGTGCGCCCACCCCGTTCGTGAATGGCGGCGTAAGCCACACTGGATCTGCCCGCCATGATGCCGCCGACAAACTCCCTGCCCTTGTGCTTCGGCTCGATCATCCGCACGGAGGCTGAGAGCCTGCCCGTTCTCTTCGTCAACTTGTCGGGGAGGGGTGGACCGCTACGCGTAACGATGTACTCCGTCACAGCGGACTTATGGGCGAGCAGCAGCCCGGCGCGCATCGCCGCAACGACCGCCTTGGGATATTGGGCGGCGAGGCCTCGAAAGGCTTTTTGGGCTTGGATCAAAGTGATTGCCATCAGACCACGGGACTCCAATATTTGCTCACGAGCAACCAGACATCGTCGGGAAGCCCGGTTGGATTTGTGGGCAGGGCCTTTGTCGTTGATCGACTGCCGGAACGGCCGCCGGTGCTCTTGGACTGGATACCCGGCTTCCGGCTTTGGTAACGATTGATGACGAGCAGTTGGCACGCCTCCTTCACATCCGCCGCCACATTTGCGGTCGCTTCGAACAAGCCCGCCTTATAGATAATGGTCCAGCGTCCGACAGGCGCCGGCCATTGCCAGTCGTGTTCGAGAAATCCTTTATTTGCAACGATGGTGTAGTAAGTCGAAGTCACCTCATTGCTGTCGTCGTCGACGATTGAAGTCACCGAGACGATCGGCTTGTGATAGAGATGGATGCGTTTCGCCCCGCCCCGCCTGCCGCCGATACCGCCGCTGTAATTTTCAGTACAATTTCGCTGGACAAAAACAATGCCGTTCATGGCGTTCTCAATAACCCAGCTCTGAGCATTGATCAGCGACTCCAAAAGCGGATCGCTTCCGTCGCCGCTGATGTCGGCAAGCAGCTTGGCTTCGGCAACCGTGGTTAACGCGTGGGACTCAAGGCTCATCGCTCACACCGCTTTCGGGAGAGGTTTTATGTTTTTGGGATCTGCTTTGTTTCTTGGATCCCTCTTTCTAATGTCGCCCGCCAGCGCCGGGAAAGCCACGTCACTTCGAGGTGCACACAAAATCCGTTCCGCTTCCCAGAAGTGCTCGATCTCATCGATATCAATGGAATAGCTCATCGGCATCTCGAAAGCTTCTGTGGGAGGGCAGACCCGCGAGCTGGTCTTGATGAATGCCTTGGTATCGGTCACAAAGACCGAGCCGTTTTCTAAAAATGGAATTTCGCTTTCATCCATATCCTGTCGGCGTTTTCGAGCATCCCGAGAGCCGAAGTTGAAAGGCTGCATCATGCCCTTTCGCTTCAGGGGATCATCGACCCACCCCGGCGCTCTCGTCCAAGCGAAATGTGGCCCGTAAAAACCGGTGAAGAGGCTATTCGCCCCGGAGAATCTGAGCCTCTGAATGCAGTCGTCAATCAGATTCGCGGGTCGGATCGGTGACGTCGGCTGAAGAAGAACCAAGAGCTTGGGCGCGTATCCGTCTTTGCCGATTTCGTTTAGGGCGTGGATCATCACAGGATCCGTAGGCGCATCATCCGCGGACAGCTCCTCGGGCCTCATGATGACTTTTGCGCCATACATTTTCCCAACGCGGGCGATCTCCTCATCTTCAGTGGAGAGCACGACACGATCAACCTGTTGAGACATCTTGGCGGCCTCGATGGACCACGCAATCAATGGCCGGCCCAAGAGCAGCCGGAGGTTTTTCTTGGGGATCCGTTTGGAACCACCTCGAGCTGGGATAATGGCAAGAACGCTCACATTGGCTCTCCCCGGTCGTTGTAGCCGAACTTATCGATCCAATACATGGCCTCCCACCTGGCTCCCTCGTAGTTGTGCTGCTCATCAACGGCTTTTTTGTTCGCCTCCTCCATTTCCTTGAATCGCTGATTGAGAATCTCAACCTGTTCGTCAATCATCTTGATTACTTCAGGTTTCCCGTGACCATTGTCGGCGAGTGCTTGCTTGAATTCCTTTGCCCAGCCACGAGCCCCCTCCCACACGTGCATCGTGTCCAGGGCCTTGTTGGCTTTCACTTCAGCTTCATTGAACTGCTCGCTCAGCTTCTCGATCCGTTTGCGCATCGCGGTGATGGTATCGGCGTACTTCCACGTCTCGTGCTCGTATGCATAGAGCTTCCGGCCTTTCAATAGGGCGGATTCCTTGGGAATCACAACCTTCACGCCTCGGCCCCGTGCCAGACCGATCATGTATTCGGTGTTAGGCCGCTGAACCCCGTATTCAGAATCGATGACCATATCCACGCCGTATAGCCCGATTTCCTTCTTGTCCTGCATCAAAGCAAGCATGAACATGTAACCGATCGTGCTGGCAAAGTATGGTGACTCGAGCTCCTCATCTGGGCGCTTCTGCTGGAAGCTGCTCAAGAACTCCACGATGTCCTCTATCGGATAACGGACACTGGTCGGGAAATCCGGCTGCTTCTCGAGCATGTAGATCTGCTCCTTGGTCGTCATGAGCCAATCCCGATACTCGGCCCAATTGTCCCCGTACTTCGCCTCAAGCTCCCCTCGGTGATGCAGCTCGAACACCACATCGACGCGGGGAATGAGCCGATAGAGGTGGTTACAGCCCCAGATCTCAAAAGAGTCGTCATCGTAGGGCGCAAGATGCCGCGAGTTTTCGCTGAACCCTACGATGGCAACTTTCTTTTTGGACGCAGCCATAAACTATCCGCTGGCCGGCCGGCGATTCGGGTCGAGCAGCGTGGCCACGGCCCAGAGCTGCACGACGCTCCCTGTATCAGTGGCGCCCCCACCAGTGGCGGTCACAAAGCTCGGGCATGCCTGTACCCGCAGGTAGCGTTTGGCGGCTCGAAGATCCTGATTCCAAGGAAACTCACCGTAGGTGATTCCCGTAGTCGCCAAGCTGTGGGTGGTAGGTGCCGTTCCGAAATCGGCCCAAGTGCTCCCCGTGCCGCTGGTGGTGGCTCGGTCTTGCAAATTGGCCGCGATTTTCACCACGAAACCTGTGGCGATGCTGGCGTAGTACGAGATCAGCATCTTCAACGACTGGTAGCGCCGGCCCGTTGGCCGGAGATCGATCGGGTTGCCATCTGCGGTCGCACCGACCCCGCCGGTGGTATCACCCGAATCGATAGCTGCCACAATCGTGGTCAACGCAGTATGCTGCGCGATCCATTGTCCCATTTCACTCATGTGTCTCTTCTCCTATCAGAGCAGTTGATTCGCGTGAGCGTGACGTTTCACATGCGAATTCCACTCCGGTTGATTGTCGAAAACGATTTCGCAGCCAGGACACTTCCATTTCTCCTGCTCTTCTGCTCGCTTTGGTTCAGGCTGCTCAGCAACCTCGACTTGCGGCTGCTCTTCAGCTTTCATGGTGATCGCCTCCTTTGGCTGCGCCGCCGGCGCCTCGGCGGGTTTCGTGGCCCGCCGTGACACCTGCTTGTTTTTTCTTCGGCCCATCGGCTCTATGCCGTGGCACAGCGTTGAACGCGGAAAGCATTCGGACGCACTGTCTGTCCACCGAGCCGGGCAGACGGTAACAAACCCACGTTAGGAGCAAAACGCTCCTCAAGCCTCTGCACACGGAGCTCCTTCCGATCCGCGATGACATAGTGACGGAAATCTCCGAAGAGAATCGGTTTTGCACCTGCGCCAACATCCGCCAAGAACTCGCTGAACACGATGGGATGGCCCATGAACTTGCCCGGCTCAAGCAACATTTGCTTGAAGATCAAGTCCACGCCCGCAGAGGTCTCCAGAACCATCGCGGCACCAAAGGTCAAGGAGTTCATCAGAAAAGTGGCGTTCTGCCTGTACTGAGCCCGGAGGGTCATCTTGAGGTTCATCAACCCGGCAAAGGTCAACGTACTGGTGGCTCCGCTTATTACACTGGCAATGTTGGCACTCGTGCTGAGCAGTCCTTCGGGACGACCGACGCCAGTCCCAAGCAAGAACTCGTAGTCCTCATCCAGTGCTCGGACCTCGGCGATGATCTCTGCGAGGATGGCGTCGAGATCCGCGGCGGAATCCTCGAGCGTTTCACGTGAAAGCTCGATCGCATCGGGCTCCCAGTTGTGGATCGGGATACGCTCTTGGCCGAATCTCGGCTGGTCCTGCGTGGTCAGAGCGGTGGCACCTCCGCTCGATGTCCGCTGCTGCTTCCACGCGCCGGTGAATCCGCTGGTGTATCCCTGAGCGGCACGAGTCGAGCTGGCGGCGACGATGGTTGGGACGACCGCTGTATCCCGGCTGGTTGGCATGACACGCGCAAGCGGCCTGATGACCGCGAAACCGCCCAGATCCTTGATGACCTCGAGCTTGAAGTCCTCGGGCACGAGAAAACCGCCCAAGCTACCAGTCGTGGTCATCAGGGTATGAATTTCCTCGGGTTTGTAGGACTTCAGCTCCTCTATGGCAGCACGTTCAGCGAGTCCTTTCGGAGCCTTGAGAAAAGCGTGGAAAGCAGCCTTATGTTCCTCCTTCTTTTTCTTCTCCAGCTCCTGTTTCTCGCTTGGGCCGGTAGACTCTGGACCGTGAACCGGCACACGGGTAACGGGATCCTTGTACAGTGCCTCGGCGTGTGCGAGTGCCTGCTCTTCCTTTTGCTTCCCTTGAAGCTTGACCAGATCGTTGTTGAACTGCTCGTAGTCTTTCCGCGCCTTCTCCTTCTTCTCCTGATCTTGCGCGGTCCACTGGTCCTCCGGCGTCTTCTTGTACTTGGCGATGCACTCCTTCCAAGCATTCAGCGCTTCTGCGGCCTTCTGCCGCACTTGCGCAATCTCGGTTTCGTACATTGGCAAAACCTCCTTACGTAGTGGTTGTTTGCGCGAAGTTCGCCTCGGCTTCGGCGAGCTCCACCTCCATGAGCTCCACTTCCGCAGTGAGTGCCCGTGTGCGACGCTCGTCTTTTTTCGGGTGTTTCCCGGACGCGTCGTCGCCTTCTGGCGGCTCGGCTAGCTCGAGAAGCTCCTGCAGCGCCTTGATTCCATCCTGAATGCGCTGCGTGTTCTTCTTGCTAATCGTCTTTCCCTCGAGTGCTTCATCCAAGAGAAGCGGCTCGGGAAGATCGGTGATTTTTTCAACGATGGCCTCAATCTGTTCGGCCATGCCCTCGACATCCTTCACATCTTCGAACACGACCTCGATATGATCGATCAGTGCCTGTTTGAGCGGCCCCCCTACGGCCTTCACCTTGCAGTCACCCAGTTTTGTTTTGCTGCCGGGGTTTATGCAGATGGTGCGAAGCCGTAGGAACTCGTCGGGGTTTCTTTGCCTGAAGCGCCAGGAAACATCGGCCTCGTCCATGCCGCTGGTCTTGTATCCATGGTCCTTCAGCCACTTCTTGGCATCTGCGAGAGAATCCCACTTATCTTTTGGACAGATCAGGCTCTGAATCTCAAAGCCTTTTCCGTCTTTCTTGCCTGGAGGTACGCGAGGATGCTCTTCATCTGGCCCTTGCGAGCGAACCTCGGTCACTTGCGCCAAAGGGTCGGCCCCGAAGGTTACAAGGCTTACTTCCCACAATCGTAGTTCTGTGATGTGACGTATCGCATCCCACTCCCGATCTGTCTCTCGCTCCTTCTCCATGTTCCATTTGATGGGGTCGAATCCGATGGATAGGCCGCGAAGCACTCCATCGCGTAGCAAGGTCAACGCCTTATCCCCAATGTCCGTCTTGGAGATCTTGCCCTTGATGTAGAGGCCGGCGGCATTCTCAGTCAGCTCAAGAGGTATGCCGATGGGTTCCCGGGTTTCGTGCTGCCAGAGAATGGGCACCTTGCCCTTTTTCTCCAGCAGAGTTTTGGAAAACGCGCCTTCCTCGATGATAGTCGGCTGGAATGCTCCCTCTACGAGGGAGCCGAACACCGACGCCATCCCGACGAACTCTCGCTCCTCGAGATTGGACTTTGCGGGATCGATCTGGAAAGAGACGCGGAAGTGCTCTGTGGCTATTCCTGAGTCTTTATTTTTACTCATCAGCCCTCACCGCTCAACAAAAAAGCCCCGCCGCCCGGGACTAACTCATTCCCGGAACGACGGGGCTTGTGATTTACAAGTACCCCTCAGCTTAACCGAGGTCTACTTCATAGTTACTCTCCCTGTCTTATAAACTACTTCCATTTAATCAGAGTCTAACAAATATAGCCTTTATGCGTCAAAATAGTCATGGGCTGTCCGATTTCTGGAGCCGTTCGTCAGGCGTAACATCCCGCTCAGTGATATGTACGTTCCAATTAGCAATCTTCCCCTGCGTAAAGTTTATTGCGATCTGTCCCGTGCGGTAATTGGCGATAAAATCCTGGATACGCCCACAAAGCTCTTTCGGGATTTTACTCTCGGCGGGATGCCAATCGTAAGGCTCGAAACGGCCTTGCTCACCAAATGAACGTTTGCTCATCATTCAGCCTCGATCGTAATCCCACATTCCCCTCCTGGATGGAGAGGCGGAAACATAATCCCTGGCGCGAACTCCTCATTCAGCCCGACCTTTTTTCCATCGAGCGCCATGCAATCTGGACACGCATTCGGCCCTGCAACCCAACCTCGCTTTGCCTTGCCGCCGTCAAGAATGCCCTGGCGCGCCGCCTCCTGGAAGATCTCATGCTGGCCGGCTGATGCGGCGCGTCTGCCTTCGGTGCGGGCGATTAGCAAGCCGCGCTTACGTAGCTTCCTGGCTATCTCCCTCAGCGCACGCCTATCAGCCGCATCCAAGCTCAGTCCATCCTTGATCAGTCCTTGGCGGTATTTCTCAACGGATAGCTCTTGGCGGTCCGTCAGCCCGACCATGTCCCGGATCTGCTTGGCCGCCCTCAGCGTCTGGAGCCCCTCCGTGAATCTCCTGTCAATTATCTGCCTCACCGCCTCCTTCGTTGTTTCCGTTACCTCCCGGATGAGCTCGGCTACCCGTTGTTGAGCCCATCCGTCGGCGGCCTCGGGCGGCAATTTTACCGCAACGACATGGAGCTCCGAGGGCCCTTTCGCCGATGCCTTTTTCTCCGGTACCCGCGTCAGAGATGCGGCCTTCTCGTAGATAGCTCGTAGGTGCTCAGGATAGACATCTGTGAGCTTGGCGACAGCGAGGGAATCCCAAGGGATTGCATTGTGGGCCTTGGCCGCATCCCCGCTCTTCAAGGCTTCGTGGATAGCCTCGACATCGATGGCTTTCTTGGTTTCCTTAACCGCCTCGAAAAAGGCCCGATGCATGGCCTTGAGCTTCTCGTCTGCTGCGCGGTGAATGGCTTTCCACTCCGGATCGGGCGGTTTTTTGTCAACAGGAATCTTTATCTCAGAGATCTCGCCGGACTCCAGCTCGAAGACTTGCGGCTCCGCGGTCAGGACGGACCTGGAGAAGGCCATGCCGGCCCCGCCGATAACCTTTCGTTCGTCACCCTCGGGTCCCTTGATGAGATCCAGGCCCGCGAGCTCCAGCGCCTGATTCCTCGTTAGAAGCCCACCATTCCAGGCCTCGAGACCGAACTTTCTCAATTCGGATCGACTTTCTTGAAGCGCCTTGACGCGCGAGAAATCGAAGTCGATAACATAGCCCTCGCCAAACTCCGGCGCGAGCTCTGCGGTTAGCTTGTCTCCAATACGGCCATAGTATGGCGTCACTTGGTCGACCCAGAGATCCTTGATCGCCTCACGGTAGTTCGCGTAAGTCGAGCGCATCAGCCCGATCCATACAGCCACCACAATTGGGGGAACACCATACGCCGCGCATATGCGTGACTCTGTTTCGCCGAAGATTGCGGCGAGGTTCAGCTTCTCTGGTCGCGTCCCGATCTCCTGATAGTCCGCCTCGGAATCTATCAGACCGATGCCGTGCCAGCCATCCTTTCCGCCATATTGATCTTTCCAGCTCTGCTTAATCTCATCAGCCCTGTCTTTCGCAACCTTAACCTTTACCTTGATCAGACCACCCGGAATTCCGTTGTTCTCAAAGAATGCCCGAAGATAATCGATGGCGTGATTGTCCAGATCGCCGATCCG